CCGCTGGACGGAAATATTGTCCCCAACGATCCATATCAAATGCTTCACCATCTACTGATGCTTCAAACATTTCTTTCATGATTTTAACTTCAACTTCACCTGGTTTCTTAGGAAGGAAGTCGCTCAAATTATACAAACCATTTGCGTTGACTGCATTCATTTCAGCATCAGTAAGTGGACGCTCTCTACGTGCCCAGTTACTTGTTGAATAGTCTGCGTATCCACCCTTGCTTGTTTTAGCAAGACGGAAGTCTACACCAGCAGTATAATCTGTTGGCAGTTCTTCCATATCTGGATCCATCAATGCCGCTTTGATAATTTGGAAAATCTGTGGACCAATAATAAAACGTCTAATTGGATTTTCTGGAGTTTTATCTTCAGCAAGTGGATTGTCTGTTACAAATCCTTGGAAAATATACGAACGCTTTTTCCAATATTTACGACCCATATCTTCAAGAGTTGGATCTTTAAACCATCCACGAACTTCATTTAGAATTTCGCAAGTTTCACCATACATTTCCATACATGGAATCTGTACCTGTGTAGGACGTGAACTTGTGTCACCTTTGATACCAGCAAATGGAAGTTTGATCATCAAACGTTCCTGCCAGAAAAAGGTGTTGTTACTGTCGCCATCTGGAAGGAAACGTAGAGTACTTGTCTCTCCTTCTTTCATATTCCAAAATGGGTAAATTGCGTTGTCGCCGCCGCCTGAAGAATTACCGCTTGTGCGTGATTCTTGTTCTTTTAGTTTAGCTCTAATTTCTGCTAATGATGCCATAGTTTTGCCTCCTATATTGTTGCCTATGTGCTTTGTGCCTAATTGTATATAGCACAGTTAGTACTATACACGAGTTTAAATTAAAAGTCAAGTGTTTTTTTGACTTTTTTTATTAAAGACCTGCTAAGTCCCTAATTCTTTCGAGTTCTTCTGGTTCTTCTTGCTGTATTGGTGCCTGATTTTCGCCGTATGCTTCAAATGTTTTGTATATACTTTCAATAAACTTAGACGCTGGTCTAACATATTGATCACCATAATCTTTCTCAACCATTGTTAATACTGCTGTTTCGCCTTTTGGAAACTGCCCAGTTTCTCTATCAAAATATGATAGAATGAACTCACCTAATGGTGTCTTTTCGTCCTTTTCTAACTTAATCTTTTCGCCGTCCGGACCGTCAATTTCGTCGCCTTTTTTCTTGCCGTTCATTTTAGCCTGGCGTACTTTGTGTGCGTATGCATTGCCTTCATCTGCATCAAATTCGTCTTCGCCTACTTTAACACAGTTGTCTACAGTCTTGCCACCTTTTTTCTTAGTGCCCATACGCTTGTAGCCTTTCCAACATACTTTGCCGTCAACGCCTTTTTGCTTTTCTTCTGGTAAAGTAGTGTAACTTGGGTTGCCACATTCTTCACATACGTTATCGCCGAATTGTCCCATAAGGTTTTCAAAGAAATCATCAATACTTTCTTTGTATCCTTTTTCTTTGCCTTCTGAGTCTAAATCTGCTTTCTTTTTCATTAATTCTTTTTTAAGTTTTTCGTCTTTATTTGTGTTAGGATCCATTTGGATGTCTTGAAGTGCTTTTTTCTTTGCTTGGTAATCTTCTTTATCTTTAAGTTCTTCACCTAATAAATCTTCTGGTCCTAATTCTTTCACTGCATTTGCCTCGCTTACAAGTTTATATATGTAAGGGAACACTCCCTTTAGTTCTTCATTGAACTGCTTAATAGTTAGCTGATCGATCCAGTCACTCTGGACGTCTTCTGGAACTTCTTCTGTTGTGTTGGGTGCGAAATTTTCAACAAAAGATTTGTAGTAATTTGTACGCTGTAATTTTGATACAGTTTCCTTAACAGTGTCTATTCTTGCATTTACTACATCTAAATAAGTACCTAAGCCTTCAGCCATTACATTTGAGCGATTCATGTATGTCTTAAACTTACGTAATTTTGATAATTCTTCACTTAGTGAAACAATGTGTTTACCTATATCGTCATATAAGTTGCCGCCTTCACTAACATGGTTAGCGGCCGCTCTTGCACCATTCATATGTTTGAATGGATATTTAAATTTTTCGCCAGCGGAACTTTCAATATAGATAGCATGTATTTTGCTATTTCTATTTCCTGATTCTCCAACTGGTTCGCTATGCTTGACAACTAGTCTTGCATTACCTATATTTTGGTAACTAGTTTGGCTAGTACCATACATCTTAGATTCGCTCATTTGTTTATCTCCGGACTTTTCTTGTGATAGATATGCAAAGTCTCTTTTGTCTAAATTTGATTTAGTTATATCTCTTGTATCAAATGTTAACATTCTTTTTCTAGCAAATTGTCTTAACTCTTTTAAAAAATTAAACCAACCATCCCTTTGCGTTGTTTCACTTTCGTCAAATAGTTTATCATTAAATAGCATTGTTAGTGACTCTTCGTCAAGAGTAACATTTACTTTTCTATCTGGAGCAACTTCAAATTCAAAAAATCTTGCTGATTTTGGATCATTTACTATAGTGCTATCAGAATCACCAAGGGTGATTTTTGGATATCTTCCCCTGATCTTATTAAAAAGTTCATCTGCTATTATTTCTAACTTCTTCATACTAGTATTTATCAATAACCACTAATAAAAATAGGCATCGGTGGTTCGTACTCGTCCTCTAGTTCTGCTTGATTGAACGTATTATATATACGTGGATCCCAATCTTTCAGCACAGCCATCATTCTTATTGCTAGTAATGTAGCACTGATTAGGTCATCTGTTTGCCCAGATTTAGCCTGATAACTACTACCACTTGCAATAAAGCCCTTTAGTTCGCCTATCAATACTTTACTATTAATAGTCATTTTATCATTTTCAATCATTGTTTTTAATCTACTACATGCAGTGATCTTTGTGCTGTGCGTAGTATTGAATCCTTTTCTAAACTTACGTACATGTCCTTTACGTATTGGCTCACTTACAAATAGGCCTGGTATATTCTCTTCTCCAAAGTCGTTTATTACAAGTAGACATGCTTCACCAATACCGTTGTTTTCAACTGACCAGTAAATGTTGTTAGTAGATTTTGTTTCTGTTTGTATATAGGTACATATATCTGTAAGTATTCTTATTTGTGCAGGTATTGCTGTAGTATTGTGACGCCATTCTGCAACTTGTGTATAACTTGGTAATTCATATACTTGTATCGCGGCATAGTCACCTCCTGTACCCATACTAGGATCTAGTGCTACAGCATATGTAAATTCTGCTGTAGGTTTTTTATACCAGCGTGTTTGTCCCATATTAATTGTAGGCTGTACTCCTTCCATACTTGCAAGTTTTATACTGTTAATAAGTGTTTCATCATAAACTAAGAATTCGCAACCATACTCACGTCTAAATCTTTCTTCACCTATTCTTCCAATTTCTGCCGCTTTCCATTCTTCATCTCTATCTGGGTGTTCGTCCCAAGTAGCAATAAATGAATGAAATCCGTTTGAGCCTACTTCTTGTTCATTACCGTTAGCATCAAACTTGTCTTCTGCTTGTTTCCATATAGTAGCAAAAGTATCTTCATCTGAGTTTGGTGTACTTGTAAGAATAGCACGACCACCTGTTGCTAATGTAGGTGATATTGATGTCCAAAATTCATCTGCTATATTAGGTTGCACAAATGCAAACTCATCACAATATAGTAAAGAAATACTCATACCACGTCCTGTATTCCCTGTAGTTGTAGCACTAACAATTCTACTTCCGTTTTCAAATTCGATTGAGCCTTTGTTATAGTTTACAACTCCAGCTCTAATATGATCAGGACACATTTCATAACAGTATCTAATACGTTGCATAATTTCTTGGGCACCTGTATATTTGTGTGCCGCAATTAGAATAGTTTGATCCGGAACAAACATAGCATACCAAGTTAAGTAAATTGCCGCACAGGTAGTTTTACCTGTTTGTCTTGGCATCATATTAATATTAAATCTATAACTGTGATAACTGTGCATTAATCCTAATTGGTATTCATAAGGATCAAATAATAATTTACCTTGTACAGGGTGTTGAATATATGCGAAGTGTTCTGCAAAATACAAGTAACCTTTTTCGGGATCTGTACATGACATGAGTTCCTGAACTTGTAGTTCATTGTAAGTTTCTTTTTTATTTGCTTTTTTGGTTAATACACCGTCTAAACTTTTACTCATAATTCTCAAAATCAAAAAAGAATGATACTGTTGTTCGCTTATCGAATGAAAAGTCGTTGCTAGGACTGTGTAACATTCT